TTGTTTGCTAAACAAGCACAGCTTACAATTTTTGAGAACTATTTCTCAGACTATAATAACGCTTTAAACAAAGAAAATGCACGTAGGTCAGGCACTGAGTATGCCGATGCCTCTAAAGGTATCTCAGAGTCTATAGATATCTTCTCTGTTACAAATAACTTGTCTATTGTTACTGCGGGAGCTAATGTATATAACCTTCCTTCTATAGCAACTACTTCAGATGACTTCTACCTTTTAAACAAAGTCTTATGTTTTACAGATGCAACTCCTGCGGTATTTACAGGAGAAGCAGAGGCTGTTACACATAGTAAAATTACTATGCTGAATAACTCTATGTTACTAGCTCCTACTACAGCTTTCCCTGCTTATACTATTGAGGGTAATCTTTTAACTGTTTTCCCTGCTACTATTAATGAAGATAATCAAGTAGAAGCGCAATATATCCGTTATCCTTTTGACCCAAATTGGACATACTCTGTAATTACAGGAGGAGAACCTGTGTTTAACGATAGTCAAGCTGACTTCCAAGACTTTGAGATTCCTATTGATGATGAACCACAGTTAGTAAATTTAATTCTACAGATGTGCGGTATATCTATTCGAGAGATGGATGTGTATACATACGCACAAGCTGAAGAAACTAAAAACCTTCAACAACAAGCATAATGCCGTATATCACAGATTATAATTATTACGAGAATGAAGGTGCTACTCCTGCTAATGCAAATTGGGGGTCGTATCAATTTGTCTCTCTCTCTGATATCGTAAACAACTTTATGTTAATTTACAGTGGAAACCACTCTCTTGTAAATAACGAAGACAGATTTAAAGTTCTCTTCCATGCTAAGAGAGCTATCATGGAGCTCAATTACGATGCCTTTAAAGAGATTAAAATCCTTGAGCTATCTGTAGGTGAGGCTTTGAGGTATATCCTCCCTCAGGACTACGTTAATTGGGTTCGTATTTCTTTATATGAAAACGGTACGCTATTTCCTTTAAGTGAGAATGTCCAAACAAATTGGAGTAGTGCATATATACAGGACAATGCTGCAAAGATTTTATTTGACCAAAACGGAAATGTTTTAAAACCTGAGTTCTCTGATATGTCTTATCAGCGTATTATAGGGAGTAAAAGAAGTATATACCTAAATGCTAACAACCCTTATAATGGAGTTGAAGGATGGGAGTTTGAGGGGAATTGGTATTTCTCTTATGGAATAGGTGGGCATTTTGGATTAAATACTGAAACTGCAAATGTTAACCCTACTTTTTCTATAGATAAAAAGGGAGGTGTAATTAATTTTAGTTCAGGCATGAATGATAAATTGGTAACGCTTGAGTATGTATCTGATGGTATGGAAAATGGTAATGACGCTAGTGTAACTGTTAACAAACTGTTTGAGGAATTTGTATATGCTTATATCCGTTATTCTATCCTTAACTCTAAGTTAGGTGTTCAGGAGTATGTTGTATCGCGAGCACGTAAAGAGAAAGCTGCGTTACTTCGCAATGCTAAAATTCGTCTAAGTAATATTCATCCGGGCCGTTTGTTAATGAACATGCGAGGCAAAGACAAATGGTTAAAGTAATATGGCAAATACTATAAGGAATTTCATTGCGGGTCGCATGAACAAAGTCGTGGATGAGAGACTTATCCCGGACGGAGAATATATTGATGCTTTAAATATCCGACTTGGTTCTACTGAGTCTTCGGAAGTCGGGTCTGTAGAAAACTCTAAGGGTAATGACAGGCTGACTACTCTTGAGTATATAGACGGAACAGTTTTAAGCGTTGATGCCACATGTATAGGAGCTTATGCTGACGGAGAGCAAGAGACTATGTATTGGTTTATCCATGATGAAAGTTTTACTGTAGGAGCTACAGGGAAGTTGGACCTTATCGTTTCTTACAATACCACAACTTTAACACTTACCTATCACGTTATAAGTATTGACGATGGAGGAGGTGTTAACACTGCTCTTAATTTCTCTAAGACATATCTTATTACAGGGATTAATTTAATAGATAACCTGTTATTTTTCACTGACGATTTAAACCAACCTAGAAGGATAAACGTTAATAAAAACTATGCTGACCCTGTATCGAATATAGATGGTTTTTCTGCTGAGGATATCCTTGTTGTAAAAGCACCTCCTATTGCTGCGCCTACTATCGCTCCTTTTAGTATTCAAGGAGAAGATAACTTTTTAGAAGACCGACTTATCTCTTTTGCATACAGATATAAATATGAGGACAATGAGTACTCTGCTATATCTCAGTTTTCTGCTCCTTCCTTTATCCCTGAGCAGTATCAGTTAAGCGATGAGTCTTACCTAAATGAAGGGATGGTAAACTCTACTAACGCTTGCCAAATAACCTATCGCACCGGAGGCCCTTTAGTAGTTGGTATAGACCTTCTTTTTAAAGAGATGACTAGCGATATTATCAAAGTTATCGAAAAGATAGACAAAGCGAATGATGGTATTGCAGATAATGAATTTCAGACAGTTTCATTTTCTAACAGCAAAATTTTTACTGTACTCCCTTCTTCTGAGATACTTCGACTATATGATAATGTTCCTCTTTTAGCTAAAGCGCAAACTGTTATGGGCAATAGGCTTATGTACGGGAACTATGTAGATGGATGGGATTTAAAGAGAAAGAGTGCTCCCACTCAATTTAATTATCGTACAGACCCTATTAGTGTCCCGATTGGACTTGAAGAACTTGGTTATACCCGCTCCCCCTCTGACTATACCATTGGTGGTAGCACTCAAGCTATAGTTAATTCACAACTAAACCTTGACCTTACCAACGCAGTGGGTAATTTAAAAACGGGGGCTACTATAGACCTTACACTTGCTTTTAATCACTCTACCTTTGCAAATGGAAACCCTACTAGCCCTCCTGTTGAAGAGTCTACAGACAGACAATTAGACTTCTTATATAGCCTCACTCAAAATTATAACTCGGTATCTGAGCTCTATGCAAGTGTTGACTTTCAAGAAAAGATAGGTACAGCATTAAATATACTTCCTGTATATGCTGCATCAGGAGATACTTCTTGTGATGGGACTACTTTAACAGACCTTTTTAACTGTACTATAACTGACAGCTTGCAGGGAGGGAACCCAACTCCAATGTATAAGTATGCAAGTGGTATAACCGGTCCCGGAGAACCTGTACTATCTACTCATATAAACGGAAGTAATGTTATTAGTTTTCAGTTTCCTGCTATGCAGTTTGTTTCTAATGTTGCAACTCCCGGTACATATACATATGAATACTATACCGTTAGTGCTATTAGCACTACTTTCTCAGCTCTTGGAAGCCCTAAGAGCCTCCATAGCAATCGCGGATACGAAATAGGTGTGGTATACATGGATGAGTTCAATCGTGCCACTACAGCCTTAGTAAGCCGTGATAACACCGTCCATTTTGGTTGCAGTAACTCTTCCGATAAAAATCAAATTAAGGTTACTATACCAACAACGCAGGTAGCCCCTGATTTCGCCAAGCGATATAAGTTTGTTATTAAACCTGATGAAACGTCATACAACACTGTATATACAAGTATATTTTTCTATGACCCTGTAACTGCAACTGATTACTTCTTACTTCAAGGAGAGAATGCTGCTAAAGTAGAAGAAGGGGATAGGCTTATTGTTAAAAGAGATGTTGACGGAGCTTTAAAGTCTTGCTCTTACGTAACTGTCCTTGAGAAAAAAGCTCAAGAACAAGACTTTATTGTACCTACAGACTCTACAGGTACAGCTATCTCTGTCCCTCAAGGAGTGTATATGCAAGTTAGGAGCTCTGAATTTAATAGTTCTCTATCAGATGAGGCTGCTCTTAACCCACCAAGTAGGTCAGGATGTTGGTCAGGCGACCCATTGGGGCAGTGGAAGAATGCAAGACTTGCATATAATTTTTCAGCTTTATTGGATGACCCTAACGGAGCAGGAAACTATCCTATTTATCAAATCCCTGCGGGGAGTTCTATGCGTTTAGAGTTTGAGTTTTCAAGGCAGGGTTCCGGAGATGGAGAAGGGGCATGTGAAAAAAGAACATATAATTTTGATAAAACATATATATCTAGCGAAAGTTATGGTAATATAATTGATTGGTGGGATGGTGATAATATAGAGCAGACTCTTAATGACGGAGACTCATATGTTGGAGGAGATGGATGTCCTATTGACAATGTATATATTCAGCCTACAGCTACTGTCGCAGACCCTACTTATGGAGTTTATTTTTATGGAATGATTCCTCAGCTATGTACCAATCAATTTAGGTGGTTTATGGACCCCAATACTAATGAGATACGGTTGGCGATAACAGGAACGTGGGCTTGTGGATTTAGTAATAATGAAAATAAGAAGAGTTGTATTAAGGCTAGGATTACTGCTTTACGGGCAGAGAATACTATTGTCTTTGAAACAGAGCCTGTAGATGCTTTACCTGATGTATGGTATGAGTCATCTGAATCGTATTCTATTGATGCCTCAGGATATCATGAAGGAAATGTACAGACTCAGACAGTTGCTCTACCCGCAATAATCGACACCGCTTTCTTTAATTGTTTTGCTTTTGGAAACGGAGTAGAGAGCTATAAGATTCGTGACTCCATGTCAGGGCGAGCTCTCGCTCTTGGGAATAGAGTTACCACAGTAGCCGCCCAAGATTTTAAGAGAGCAGACCGATATGCTGATATGACATACAGTGGGGTCTTTAACAATGAGTTTAACTTAAATAAGTTGAATGAGTTTAACCTTGGTCTCGCTAACTATAAACCTTTAGAAGAGTCTTTTGGTCCTATCGAAAAGATGTTCGCTCAAGATACCAATATCCTTGTCCTTCAAGAGGATAAGATATCGTATGTCCTTGCGAGTAAGAACCTTATCTCAGACTCTGTAGGAGGAGGGGTAGTAGCTTCTATACCTGAGATTTTAGGTACACAGATAGCTAGAGTAGAAGAGTTTGGCATAAGTAATAACCCTGAGAGTTTTGCTCAATGGGGGCCGTCTAAATACTTTACTGATGCGAAGAGAGGAGCTGTTATACAACTCACAGGAAGTGGACCTGCGGAATCTCTTGCAGTAGTTTCAGAAGCAGGTATGAGGAGTTGGTTTAGGGATATGTTTATCTCAAACTTTACTTCTCAAAAGCTTGGAGGGTATGACCCGTATATGAATGAGTATGTTCTTGGAAATAACCTTACTACTATACCTGAAGAGATATCATGCATAAAGTGTGGAGTAACCCAAACGTATTCTATACAAGGTAAGAACGTAAGCGTGTGTTATAACCTTGGAGCTACGGTAGGCGATGTAACAATCTCTTGGCCTGCTCCCCTTGTAAGCACCACTTTTTCTTTTACTACTATTTATAATGGTGTTACGACTGTTCATAGTAATTATTCAGCTGCAGGTACTGTAACGATTGTAAAAAACTCTGTTGCAGCCGAACAGTTGGATATTGTATTCTCCGTTCCTTCATTATCCGATACTGCTTTGGTTAATTTTTCAGTAGCGTGTCCTGTAGCAGATACCATTAATATTATTTTAGTTACTCTAACTAACAATTCCGATGCAGGTAAA